CACCCTCTACCAGTGGCTTTGCATTCATCAAAGCTTTTACAGTACCAAGTGTTTCTGAAGTCACAGATGCCGCAAGGGTTGCTATTGGTCCGGATAGGAGTTTAGCAATCCATTGCAAGCACTCAATGGAATCTGTGCCTGTTAGTGGCGTAATCGAATACTCATTCTCGTTTATGGTTTTAACAACCGATTCAAAAGCCATGGCAACCTCATTATTGGACAGTAGTGGCAACGGCGCCACCAGCATTTATTTCAAGAACGTTGCAGATGAACGTCCATTCCCTACCATCAACGTCATCTGAATAAGAAACGTCAGGCGGTCCCTCTAACCGACAAGCTGGCGAGAATACTAAATCAAGCCCATTATTGTCCTTGATAATCAATGGATATACACCGGCGTTGGAGGTCTCATCCAAAAAGTGAATCGCACTAAGCGCCTGATTTGTGAGACTAGTTTGCAGTAACGTTATTTTCACAGTACCGCTTCTATTATTGCTTTTTACGTCAGCTCCCTCACCGTCAACGCCGGTGATCTGTTTAAAAAGCTTCTCGTTGCGAGCAACTTCGATAATTGTACCAGTCATAAATCCTGACAATATAATCGCGCCGAAGATAACAGAAACTTCGTGCGGGGCGTATGTTTTGGGAGCACTAGGGGGCATGATATTCTCCTATGTAAATCTTTTTAGAAACTAACTGTACCAACAACTGTAATGTTGTGTATTGCACCCTGCAGCGTAGCTTCAAACGTTACCCCTGATAAATCCCTGGTTTCTTTAGTTCCAGCAGAAATGTCAGCGGCTGCAGGCTGAGTAATTGTATATCCGGGTGTTATAACCGCTTGATCTATAGCAGCATCTAACTGCGCACGTACCTCAGCAGCAACCATATTGATACCGTCGTCGGTATAAGGGATCTTATCGCTACTTGCCAGACGTCCAAAGATACGCTCAGTCATACGGCTTTCCAACCAATCAACACCGACGATAACATCGATGAACTGGCCTGATGCAACAACCCCTTCATGAGTCATGTTTCTGCCAGCAACTAGCTCATACAGGTTGCAATTCTTACCAAGCGCATTCGCTATCTGCGTAGCTGTTAAGGTTGATACAGTCACACCGGTTAGCACTTTAAATGCCCAGGTAGCAGAGCCTGGCGCCTTTGGTAACATCCGCCCAAACCAAGCATCTTCAGGCATTAAGTCAGTTATAGAATTATCGGCATCCTGATGGTACACAGTAAACGTTCTGGTATACCCAAGAGCCTGTAGATCTTCTGCAATATCGGTTGTCGTTGCTGCCAATATTCCAGCGTCATTTGAAGCAAGCCCGAATATCTTTGTCCGGGTTTCAATCCAAGCAGCAATCAAAAGAATATCGGCAGGCGTCCGGGTAGTCACTGACAAGCCGTACCAGTCATTGTCTGCAAGCTCAATTGCATCTAGTGCCTCAACCCACGTCTCTCCACCGGCGTTCTTCCGGCCAATCTTAAGCGATGGAGGTCTGGGGTCTTGAGAGAAAGTCTTTTGTGCCTTGAGGTATTCCAAATCCGTAACCGCAAAATCAACAGCTACGCCGGAAAGCGATGTATAAACCCTGGTACGCGTCAAAGCTTGCGTTTTTACGACTGTTACAGTGGCCTGCGATGACCCTAAAGTTATTTCGACCTCAGTAAAGGTGAGCACCTCGTCTGTGTCGCTAGTTACAGTGATCGTATTGTCATAACCAACTGTTCCAACGTCACTCGCAACCGCAGTTGCCACCTCTGGCCGAGCCTGAATGATTGCTGCAATAGCGGCCATCGTTGTATCGTTGTCAGAAGCCCATGTCAACCCCGCACCGGCAAGCGCAGTACCATTCAGTTTTGCCCCATAGACGTTTGATGCGACTAACGCTGCATCATTAGTCAACGTAACAACATCTACAGATGGCAATACGTCAGAATCACCCAGGATTAGTTCAGTACCAAATCCTACCGCCGAAACAACTGATGATTCTATCGTAATATTTACTGTTACGAAATCATTTATATCAGACATGCCAACTCCAATTTATTAATTATATGTACCTACAGGATCGTCAACTGTTTCGATTATCTCAGTCAAATCCTCATTACTAGCCGCTGCTCCATAAGGAATCGGTATTCTAAAGAGGATTTCAACAGACGCTCTACTTTCAATTTTATCCCGTCCAAAGAGCCCTGAAATGTCAAGTACCTCTTCATTTGAAACGTAAAATATGCTTTTAACAATGAGTGCCTGTCGTATTGATTCAAGTTCTAACGTTTCAACTAAATTCTGTAGATTGTCTACTGCATCTGTGGTGTCAGTATCAGCACCGGTAACTCCGAAAGCATTTATCTCAAGAACAAATTCACGTGTTCCTGAATGTGTCACGTTCCCATCATCGTCCGGCGGGCTTACATAATTACGACCTAACTTTTTGAATCCCCTGACAATCAACTCAAAGAACGGTAATGGGCGGCCAGGATTATTAATGTTCCCGAATGTTACTGCAACCCCTAAAGGAGCATTCGGCTCTACCCAGGTAAGAGCTAAATTTCGTTCAAGTTCACGTTTATTGAGAATGCTCATCAGATATCGGAGCTACAACTATCATTTTATAGTGCCTAAGCGGGGTGTTTTGCCAGCGTTCAGATGAAAATACTTCAAAGTGTTCATTATCAATCACAACACAATCTGGCTGTACTCCCACGGCACCGACCAGTAACTTGGTATCGCTATATAGAATATATGCCGCTGTGATTCTACGACCTTCTGAAAGAGCTTGAGTTTCAACCGGATCAAGCGGCTGTATACTGGCATAAACAGTTTCACTATCAGCATCACCAGGATCATAAAACCCAGCACTCCAACTGCCAACCCCTGCGCGATAAACAGTTACGGGCGCACGAAAACTCATTTTTGAATCACATATCTAATTGATTGTACAAGCTGGCCAGTATCTACTAATGGGTTCTTTGATTTTTTCTTAAGAATAGTTGCCAATTTAAGACCAGGTTTTTGAAGTGTAATTACTTTGCGCTTAATCTTGTTTTCAGCATCTTGCCCAATCCGGTCAAGCCCTTTCCGAATCGTTGATCTACCCGCTAATACCTTAGCCCATTCTTTGGCGGTGATTCTAGCAAAGCGATCTTCATTTTCCTTAATCGTTGAACGCAAAAACGATCTTGCCGGGATATTTTTAGAAGGAGCTCCAAATTCATTAACACTTGCTATCAATACCATGTCTGCTTGCTTTTTGGGCTTGCTTCCCTTCGCAGATGGCTTGAGCTTTGACCCTGCCTGAACACCAACCTTCACCATGCCCTGTCGTTCGGTATTCTTAAAATCTTTTTTGATCTTATCCCATCCACGATCAATCACTTTTATTTTAGACATAGCCGGCTGCCCTTGTGCCGCCTCTGAATTGTGCTGTATAGGTATTCATCACACCCTTAAGCTCCCTGCCATAGCCAGTTGTATCATAATCATCATTGACTGTTAAAGTCTGGCGGACATATTCTCTTTCTAGATCACCTTCACGCTCCCTAATAACGCCGCCAGCATCACCGCCCATTAATGACGGTGTTTTTGCATACCAATGCAATACCAGCAACGCAACAGCATAATTGTAAGACGTACCAAAGATACCAGAGTCAAGTTGTGTTGATGCTAGTTCAACCAATGAATCTAATTGACTATCATCAACAATCTGGTTATCCCTGGCAGCAATGATTGCTTTTATAGAAGCTGTACTCATGTCTACGGCTCAGGTGGAATAGTAACCGGCTTACCACCCACGACTATCGGCGGATCGCCTTTAGTAGCATTAGGCTCTTCAGCCGGTGGCGTTTTATCTTTAGGTTCATCTTTGGCTTGTGTCTTGCCCAATTCAGTCAACCTAAACTGAATAGCTTTAACGCAGCCAACACGGACCTCTTTTGTGCTCCATTCAGCCAGTAATTCAAGGTCATCAGTTTCCTTAATGACCTGAATAAACTTGCGCCAATCGGTCATGCCGGGACCAATGTACTCAACCGGCTCAACTTTCGGCACAACAATGGTTAGCCTGCCCATTTGGATTTCGTGTTTAAACGAGCGGTTACCTTTGAGCCGCTTATATTGGGCATTAGTTATAGTATTATCACCAGGTATGAAAGGTATCCCACAAACCCAAGTGACAAAGATGGCATTTCTATGTATTTTCATCTTAGTTCCTTTGATTAATGTGACTAAATACCTTCCAATACCGCAACAGAAAGAGGCTGATACACAATGACTCCACCAGTACGAGCTTCACAGTTGATTACAAATGTAAGGTTCCGTTCCTGCACCGGATGCTGCGTAAAGAACAGTGGAATTTCAAACGTCAACGCATCTTCATTGCGGCTATAGGCAACCATGATGCGGTTTGAATCAGCGCCGCCAACTAAATCGATTGGCATGTTGTCAAAGAGAGGAACTGGTTCAACTGCCGTGATATACGGGGTGTTATTCTTGAAGAACTGAAGGATCGTTGTATCGGAAGTTGTACTACGCGCTGTCGTTGCGATATGGTTGAATGATGTCAACGGCAGTAGCAACGTATCCGGCTCCATAGCACCCTTTGTAACTGTGGTAATGGAAGTAACCAAATTGTTCATGTCAGCCAAAATCTCAGTCGGTGTTTTCGGGGTTGTACCCTCAACCCACGTGGTCACAGTACCAGCGCCATCCGGGGCAGCCGATTTCGTGATATTTTCATTGGTTAAGAGCCCTTTAATACCAAAAATTTCATCACCAAACCAGGCAATATTGTCCAATAAGAACTCAACTTCCCAGCGAGCAGCGGATGCTAATCTACTGGGTAAATTCTTATTGAGCGCAATCGATTGACGAATATCCTGAATAGTATAGTCATAAGCATCACCCATTCCACGCACATTAGAACTGAAGGTCTGTGCAGATACTTTCACTTTCGGGAGATCGTCTGCATAATTAGCAATAATCTTTGCAATACCATGCTGGTCCCATTGCTGATACGTGATGACGTCAACCCAGGGCGGAACCTCTGTCGACACAGGAATGAGTTGCTGTGCCTTCAGTGTCATGTAAACTTTCTCGTATATCTTCCGCTTCACGAATTCGAGTTCCCGTGCAAAAAAGATAGACTCATCTTTATGCAACAGGCGGGTGTCAATTCGAGGGAATTTCATTTGTTGACTCCTATTTATCTATTAATTAAAATTAACTAAGGATAGTTGATTTCGACAACTGCCAATGCACCAGCAGCAGCCCCTTCAACATAACGAGCACCGGTAACAGCCAATGCTTTATCGGTATCGACATCAGTACGCCAGTCACCGCGTCGGAAATCACCAGAGACTTTAAACCGGACATGAGGTGAATCTTCAACGGTTACAGCCTCTTCTACATACACAAGAATGCGGCCTTGGCGAAGTGCGCTAACAACCTTTCCAGGCAGGTACTTGGTATCGCCAATCCCTGCTGAGTTCTGAGAAGAGGCCGAGATTGCAAATGCCGGTGCTACACTGGCTGTTGTGTCCTCAGCTACAACAATAGAATTGATTGTCAAGATCAACCCTTCGTTGTTCAGTACCGTTAGAACACGGCTGTCGATAGTTACGGATTTGATCCCAACCACCGCTTCAAGTTGCGCGGCAAAGGCTATCAATGTAGCAGCTTCACTAGTTGCATAAGTGATAGCAGATAGCGCTGTCCCGTTGACAGTTGCAGTGATTGTGTCACTGGTATTCAGTACATCACCGGATAGCGTCAATACAGCCTTGTCATTCACGATAACCGTGCCAGTACCTTGCTGCATAATCCCAGCATCATGTAAAGCAATGGAATGAATGGTATCTGAGCTAGCCGAAGTGACTGCCATTGTCATATTGCCAGTAATGCCAGAAATATCAACAGAGACAACCGTTGTCTCTTCGCTAACGCCGGTAATAGTGATTGTATGAGCCGAATTGTCATAGACTGCTGTAGATACAGATACATGTGCTTCAATCGCTACCGCAACAGCCGTAAGTGTAGTATCTTTATTCGTGTCATAGGTTACTGTTGAAAGATCACCATTCACAGTAACCGGAAAATTCCCAGCAGTATATGTACCAGCATCATCAGTGATAATGGCCTGATTGGCAATTGGGAGCCGGACTTTGTTAGCGGTATTGTATACCCTGACTAAACCATCGCCAGGGAACATCTCTTCAGTTGCGGCCATTGAGTCAACTTGCTTAAACCCGGTATCCGCCAATGCACCTCGGATACCTCGATTAGTGGTTCTATCAAAAGAAGTCTGCATTTTATTTCTCCAAATTATTTTCTGGTCATTTTATTATTTCTTTTTTGTGGGATCTTCCTCACCACGAGAAAGCGCCTTGGTCTTGTCAATATGCTCCTGACGTGCTTTGTCAGAATCGCATTCAGGCTCCCTGGGAGAATGAAGCGCCGAGGCATCACTGGTAGCCGCTCGTTGCCTTGCAATACTGGAATCGCCATCACCAACCGGAGTTTTCCTTGCAATAGAATGAAAAAGCCCGTTCAGGTAATCATCGCTTTTCCCCTCAAGCTGCTTGGCAACCGCATCCCGGTCGCTTTCATCTTCATGGGAGAGAATGACTGCTTTCTTGATTTCGGAATCGTCCATATCAGCCATTTTCTTGATCGTTTCGCTATCAAGCGTAGCTGTAGCAACTTTCTCAAGAGCTGTCCTGATCTTCACTTTTTCACGAAACTTTTCTGAAGAGGCATCCTCTTTCAGCTTTTCATTGTCTTTTTTTAGACCGTCGAATTCGCCAGTCAGTCTGTCAATCGCTGCCAATGCGGTTACATCGGCCTTGCCGACAACCTTTTCGTTTATTGTCACATCTTTCAGTGCATCGATGGTTGCTTGCAAAGTTTTTACCTGAGCTTGCATAGCATCAAATGCCACTTTGATTTCAGGCGCGGCATCATAAGGAATGCCATTATCAAGCATGAGTTTAATCAATTTCGGATCCATAGAATTACCCTCGTCTACTTTTATGTTAGAATCGTTTTTTATTAACGGTTTGAAATCAACCAGGATAGCATCTTGCTTACCTAAATGGTCAACGAGATTTAATCTGGCATTAGGGCCGGCTCGCGCACGTTCCACAATAGCTAAGTGATTATAATCTATTTCAGTTTGCCTGAATTCATATTCAATACCATCAAAAACCCCCTTTTCAGGTAGCAAGGTTACAAAATATCCCATAGACAGTTCACGTAACCCATTTTCAACAGCATCTACAGCTTCTTTATCAGTAATTATAAGAGAAGTTATAATATAAGGTGAATCAATTTCTATAACTTCACCAGTAAACCCCCTCGATAAGGATTTAGCAGTTTCAGCAGTTACTATTAATTCATCAGGGTGCAATAAAGTGATGGGGCGCATTTGGAGGGATTTAAGCGATGCTGCTTTAAACACATCATTCGGATGACGTAACTCATTTCTGATACTACCATCCCATTGCTGGTATTGAAATATGCCAATACGAGTAACAATAGCATCACCCTTGAGATACCCTTCAGGGGTTCTAACTATTTCACCCTTCAATTCAACAGCATCAAATCGCTTTACTTTCATACAATCCCTAAATACAAATAGCCCCTCGGTGACCAACCGAAGGGCTATTTAGTGAGGTGAAACAAGTACCCAATCAACCAACAACTAAGAAAAGAGTTCCACAACCAGATAGCATACCTATACTGGTAAATTCAAATTAATACATAATTAAGTATAAGTCAAGAACTTTTTTAATTATTTTTATTGTTTACCATGTGTTCAAAATTCTGCTGTGTTGTCGCTTCTGCTGATGCCACTCCCCCCTCACGGAAAGAAATTCTAATCGTTAGTACCCCCGTAAATCTATGCTTGGTATAATCAGCAAAAATCTTGCTAATCTGAGATATAGCAGTTTTCAAAGTCAATTATGTCTCCAAAAGTTCTTCTGGAAATACTGCCTCTGCATAACAACGGCACTGCACTGGTTCACCCGGATGCCCTTCCGGTGATCCGGTCTGCCACGTATAGGTATTACCTTCAAAACTTCTATGCGTAGACCGGACTCTACGATCTCCAGATGTCCGCCATATATACTTTTCAATACCCGTACCTGTCTGACGAAGCCTGGTTAAATTCCCGTTAAGTTTTGATACTTGGTCCCTGGCAATAAGTTTAGCACGATTCTTTGAAATCGAATAGATACTCCGTAATTGTTTTGCAAAATACTCATGCCGTTTGCCTGTTCGCAGTCCATGACTCGTCATAGTAGAGATACGCTCAATACCCTGGTTCTTAATGCTTAAAATGAGATCCCGGTTAGCACGAGCAAAGCTTCTCAATTCGTTATGCAGCCAGGGCTCACTTTGGAATAACTCAACTCCCAATACTGCCCTGGTAGTTTTATCCCATTGACGTGCATTAAATAGATTAGTCTGACCACCAATCTCTGTAGCTAATATCTCAAGCTCCTCTGGATTAAAGCCAGCGCCCGGCCTTTCCAAATTCTCAGATGCTTTTGCAAGAGTCTTTTCAAGCTCCTCAACCCAATTGATCTGTTGATCGGCCTTCGCATCAGGTTGCAATAAAGATGCCTGCTGCATAAGTGACGGCAAAATTGGCAATAGCAACCGGTTGATCTCAGCAGCGAAGAGCTTAACCTTGCGGACTAATATCCTGGTATATTCTCGCTCTATCCCTATAGGATGCAACCAGACCGGAGGTTTCTTGGATTTCCGTTTACGCTTTTGGTGAAAGCGTCTGGCTATCTCAACTTGAGCTTGAATCTCTGGTTTTAACATTGGGATTTTCCCAAACCAATTTTAATTCATAATCATGGACAAAGGCAGACCGCATATCACGAAGACTTTGCCAGACACCCTGACACCGTTTAAATTCACCAACATTCCGATGCTGTAAAAACTGGAAAGCAATATCATCAATCTCACTAGGAGTAATTTGATATTGCTTAGCCAACTTGTTCATAGCTGGTCTAAGGGCTGGTGCTGTCAGCAAAGTAACCGCAATCGCAATCCGATCTGTTTTTGCAGCCGCATAATTGGCTGCCATTTGACGTTCTTTTTCAGCATCCATTTTATTCTCCTCTGATTATTATAAAATCCCGTTCAAGCATGTCATGCAATACCATCGCTTCAGCAAGCCGTTGTGCAGATGCGGGATTTGCTACGCTTATTAATTCTCGCTGGCCACCCCATGTGTTTTGGAATATCGGTACATCTATAAAGTCAACACTGACAAACCAGCAATCATCATCTAGTTGCTCAATCTGCAACGAGTACCCCTGTACTTTACAGACAAAATCGTCATCAGTATTGCCATTCGGCTGCCATGCGAAGATCA